GCCTCGCTTTGCTCTAAGTTGATCTAAGTCTTTTGCTTTTGTACCGCCATCATATTCCCAAGCATAACCTCTATAAACCATTTCATTATTTATATTTGTTTCACCGCACAATATCCAACCAAGCATCCGTCCATACTTACCATCTTTTTCTGTCTTAACACGCAAACCAGAAGCTTTCCCGTCTTTTAATCTTCGAGTGAGAAAGTCTTTAGCCTCTAGACCCATAGCTTTTTCTTCGAGATCTCTAGTACGAGACTCAGGAGTATCTATCCCTGCTAACCGAACTCTTTCTTTTTTAGTTAGATCAAAGCCAAGGTCTATTAGAATATCAATTGTATCGCCATCAACTACTTTTACAATTTCCTTAATGGCATATTCATACATTTTACATCCGATACAGTATTGCTAACAGCAGAAGAATAATTGAAGTAGCAGACCCAACTGCCCAAGCTTCAATCCGCTTAACACGATTATACAAGTCTTTAAATTGAATACTGATTTCAGTCTCCAAAGCAACGACCCTTTTGTCGATTTCTGCAACCTCAGTCATGTTAGCTCCTACGCTTCTTGTGCTGCTTTGTAAGCTGCCTTAACTGCATCCGTCCATGATGCATTAGCTATGGCTTGTACGCTTGCATCCTCACCTGATATATCTGTAGCTGTGTGTGTCCAATTACCATCCGCATCTTCTGATGAGTTAAATGGTACAAGAGCATGACGATGAAAAGCGCGTGTAAGTTCGTTCTTAGAACCATCCGCTTGTTCTTCCCACACAACTGTTGCTTGTCGTACCTGTACTGCCCAAGTACTTACGACTTCTATCTTGTCGTATTCTATTGTTTTTGTTATGTCACCGTTTGCCATTTTTATCTCCTTTTTAGGCCGTCGCATATGTAAAATTAAAATATGTATCTGCACTACCTTTGTAGACATCAAAGTCATTGTGGCTCATAGTAATTGACCCACCTGCAGGAATTCTAGTAAACTTAATTGTTGTTGCATTTTTAGTAGGGATTGCAAAAAGACCACTAACAGAAGTAGCTAGATTAGTGTAATAACCAACTCCATTACCGTTAACATTAAACGTAGCAATATTGAGCGTTGTAAAAGGTAATCCAGAAACATCTCTTGCTGAACCTGTGCCTATAGCATTTATAGCTATATTAGCCCAAACAGTTACTTTGTTTCCAATCTTAGTATATGTACCAGACCTTGCATTATAACTTGTGTTTCCACCAAGAGAGGGTGTCCATGTACCTTCTTCATAATCGTCTAAGGTATTTGCTGCTGTATTACTCGTAGCTCCAAGCACAATGCCCTTGCCTGCTGTGGAAAAGAATATGTCACCTGTTTCAACATCAATGTCACCACCAGAAGTGATTGTTGCTCTTGCAGCAGCTGCTGTATAAAATATAAATTTATCGTCATTGTGGTCGTATTCAATCATACCTCTATCATTAGTAGTGTCAGAAAATCCTATTCGTCCACCACCATCTGTTCCACTCGCAATTGTCATTCCATTATTGCCACTGGTTGTACCGACTACAAGGTTGTCAGTAAGAGAGCCAAAGTCACCAGGGTTATTATTTCCAATGCCGACAGCATCTTCCCCACCATCTACAAATAACATATTGGCATTGCCGTTGGACTCCACACGAAAGTCTACATCAGCAGAAGCTTCGTTAAAGACTGCTCCACCATCTTGAGTTAAAGCACCATCTATGTCTACTACGTCTAAATTAGTTGTGCCGTCTACGTCTAGGTCTGTACCAACAAACAACTTCTTAGCTACACCAACACCGCCATCAACAATCAAAGCACCTGAAGTTGAGCTAGTTGAATCAGTAGTAAGATTTAAGTTAACAGCACCACTTGTATTAAGAGTTGTTACAGTTGCAGCAGCAGCAGTTCCCGATCCAAGAATACCATCTAACGTACCAGTAAACCCAGTAGCTGTTATTTGATCGGTTGCAGTGATCGCATCAACAAACAAGTTAGCCCAACGAGCACCAGTTGTACCAAGATCGTCAGTGCTGTCTGTGTCAGAAACAATATTTGAACCACTTGTAATTCCACCAGTTGCTACTTGTGTAGCTGTGGTAGTTAAAACGCCTGTAACAAGGGCAGTCTCATCAATTACAACAGCACCAGTTACGTCTAAGTCATCACCAACAAATAAGTCAGCAGCAACACCTAATCCACCGCCAATTTTTACAGCACCAGTAGTAGAACTGCTTGAAGCTGTTGTTGAAGTCAAAGTTAAATCACCTGCTGACGAAAGCGTCATCTTAGTAGCAGCAGCTTCTGAAGCTCCTGTCATAAACTCTAAACTGGTGGCATTGCTTGACGCACTAAAGTCACCTTCTGACTTCGCCTGAATAGCTGCAGCCACTAAAATAGCGTCTGTGCCTTCACCCTCATTTGGAGCTTGAAAGTTTATTTTACCTAATATGTCATTTGCAGCAATGTCAGCTTCCGCTGTCTGTAAAAACAACTGTGCCGTACTATCGTCACCTGTTCCTGCATTTTTAATAAAAAGTGTTGTGCCGACTTCTAGCCCAACCAAAGCGTCTTTCAATGCAGCACCAGAGCCTGCACCGTCAGCGTAAATCATCTTAGTCACACCCGCAACGAGAATAACATTTGCACCACTGCCTTGTGTTAACGTAATAACTTGGCTTGTTGCGTTTTCTATAATCCAGAGCTTTTTAACTGTAGGTGGTCCGACTGTTATTGTGCAAGCTTGATTTCCACCTGTTAGCTTAACGTAAAGACTAATCGCCTCGTTATCTGTCTCTGTTCCATTTGGAATTGTCAAAGTATCAGTTGATGCACTCGCTACTGTCTTAGATTGGAATCCTAAAGCATCAGCAATTAAGGTTAAGTTGGTGTTTGTCGTGGTCCCCCACGTCCCACTTCCATCTCCAGTAGCAAGTTCATCCAAGCGTAAATTATTGTCATAACTGCTTGCCATATTAATCTATCCTTATAATTGCGTTACTGGCACTATTGGCAGGAAAAATAATCTTAAAGGTTCCCCCTACGACTGCAAAATCACCACCAAAATCCAAGACTGCAATTGCACCTCTAGAGTTTGATGAAGCATCACCTAGCGTTTTATTGTAAATCAAAGCCCCTCGTGCTGTAAATGTTGCTGATGTGAACTCTGGGTCAGCAGAATCAAATACCCCACTGGTACTATTTTCTTCCACTGTTTTACTCGCCAGTGCAATACCACCAGTCGTGTAACCGTTACCGTTTGCGACTTCATTAGATGTTATGTAGCCGTCTGTTGTTGCATTCAGCGTTGCTGAACTTGTATACAATGCAATATGAAGCGTGTCAGTGTCTAAGTGATGATCACCTAACAACACGTCCTTCTTAAATAATGTACACATCGCCTGTGTTAAAGCCATTTAAATACCTCCTTCGTATTCTGCTGCATAGTTTCTTTGCATTTCTTGAACAAATAATTGTGAAGCTTCATCAAATTGCGTTTTATATAGTGATAGCGTATCTGCTGCCTTTAGGAAAGCAGAAGTTTCATAAAGTGCTGCTGCCAGTAAAACTGCAGGAGCATTGGTGTCGATCCAAGTAGTTGCATTGCTTGAGCTTAATCCAGTTTCTGGAGCAATAAAGTCAACTTGGTAAGCAAGAGTCGCAGATGGCGTAGGAGCAAGAGTTATTACTGTTCCTGCAGTTGTTGCGTTTTTCGTGCTATACATTATCGACTGGCCAGTCGTTGCTGACTTAGGCCAATAATCTCTTAAATAAGAATCTACTCTGTGATTTAAATAAATAACATTGCCGTTTGAATCAGTTACAGAGACTTGTCTTATCATTCTGGCTAATGCGACAGTGTAATCAAAAGTTCCAACAACTAAGTTGGCTGTTGTTACTTTTCTAAAACAAGGGAGATTAGGCAACCTTTGAAATACCATTTCTTCAGCTTGAGTAATAATTTCATCAATAGAAGCTGTTAATTCTGTTGAATCATCTTCTAGAAAATTCTGTATATTCGCTTTTAATGTTGTGTAGCTCATTTAATTACCCCAAGTTCCTGAACCCCAAGTTCCAAATCCCCAAACAGGGATATCAACAACTTCATTACCAACAGCACCAGTACCTGCAACCCCTGTTTCATTAAGTGAAATCTCAGTAGCTTCAATTCCAACAGATCCTGCACCTGCTGTTCCTGCATTTCCAGTGACCTCCAAGAACCCAAGTTCTGTACCAACACCACCAGTAGCTCCTACAGCACTCGCAACAACTTCACTAAGCTCAATAATCGAACTAGAGCCAACAGCACCAGTACCAGATGTACCTGAAACTTCTGGATATCTTTCTAAATCATCTACATCAATCGTGCCTTGAGATCCATGACCAGGACAACCAATAGGTGGTCTTTCTTGAATTGGTAAAAAAGGATCAAATGTGTGGGCAAGGTAAATAACAACATCTTCACGATCTTGACCACCAGATCTTGGCTTAAACAATTGCTCTGCATCTGTAATATTTCTAGCAGGAGTGAGCTGAGGATGTTTTGGTTCCCACTCGTCAGCAGCGACACGCAAGCCATCCCAAGTGGTCTTTAACTGAGTGTAACGTACTCTTTGACCGCCTCTGTCGCTTATTGCGTATGATTTTTTGCCTTTTGCGTATTTTGCCATTATGCCAAATTCAATGCTGTTGGTTGTATTCGTAAACTTACACCATCACTATCTGTAGATGCTGCAAAGTTAAAAGCCCTTTCGTAAAGTTCATTTAATAATTGAAATCGATCAGGAGCGTATTTTAAAGATAACTTTGCAGCGAGCCCTGCTGATATGCAATCAGACCACCGATAAGGAACGTCTGTGTCCTGATTAGAAGCTGTAATATCATCAAGTTGATTTACTGCCCAGTAAACCATACTGTATGTGCTTGTGTTTGGAACATTCCAAAAATAAATAACAGGAGTGTACTGCTTATCTAGCATAAACTGGCTAGGTTTTCCTGCCGTAGTTTTGTTTGGTATCTGATTGTATTCAGCAATTGTCACTCTATTAATAGTCTGGTCTGTTGAGTTCTCTCTAATTACAGCATCAATAATGTCTATTGTTCCTGCTGGAAGTTCATAAGCTGTTGTACCATTTACAAGAGTAAGAGTTCTCTGGGTAACAGCCCAGTAATTTATTCCTCTATTGGCAAATTCAGAGAATAGTAAATTTAAACTCCTTCTTGCAGAGACAGCTTGACCTCCAGTGCGAGTTTGAGCATCTATACCGCAACGCTCAAAAGCCTCTTCTGTTATCTCTTCTACATCTGGTCTAAATGCTACTGTTCCTGATAGTGCCATTTGAATTCCTAAGCAAAAAAGACATTCATTAATACAACCGTGGCGACTGTATATTTAACAGACAAACCAGACTTAAACAGCATACCTTCGTCTGGAATAGTGTTATCTATAGTTGTGTTATCTGTTCCAATCGTTTGAGCCTTAAATATAATACTGCCACTGTCTGGCGTGCCATTAAAGAAGTCGACTAGACCTGCTGTCCCAGCAGAGACAATTGAGTATCCCTTTAGTCGTGTGCGTCCACCACCAGCAACTTCGCTGGCACATAGTGATCCAGAGCCAACTGTGATGTTTGCCGCATACTGAGCAGAGCATTCCACTGCGCTAACAGTTAAAAACAACGTAGCACCTGCAACTGCTTCAGCAGAACCTGTGGATGTTATGACTTCGGTAATAGCATTACCAAAAACGTCAGTGCCAGTAATAGTACACGTCTTATTGTTATCACCAGTTCCTGCCGTCGTGACAGTCACGTTTCTAGCACCGCCGCCTAAGAAGGTAGTTGCTGCCATTGTGGCTGATGTATTCGGTCTAGCTGCTGTAACAAGCCGATCTGGATCAGCTGCATTCTCATCAGCTATAAACTTGACTTGTACGTCTGTTTGTACACCCATATTAATCTCCTATAAAATATAGGTGGGGCGTTAACCCCACCAAATTAAACATTAGGCTGCGAAAACAAACGTGCCTGTAGTAGCTGCTCCAAGACCTTGAAGATTGTACGAAACATTCCACAAACCTGCTGTGGTGCAAGTAAAATAGATGTAAGAACCAATGCTCATTAAATTTGTTGTTGCGTTAGCAGGAGTGAACTTTAACAGAGTTTCTCCTGCGGTAGAGGCATCAAACGTGACCGCAGCACTTGTACGACTCTCCATAATACTACCTGTTTCATAAGCATCGCTACCTGCACAATCAAAACTAAGGAAAGCAGTTCCCCCCGTAGTGTCTACCGACTGAGCGTGAATACACACAACGCCAACTGTCGCAGCAGGAAGAGTAGTAATCTGTTGTGCTCCTCCAGTGAATGGATTGATGTTAATTCCAGCAACATAAGAAACAGTGCCAGATGTGGCTTTTGCCGTTACAGTAAGTCCACCTAAAGTGGGCATCCCACCTGAAAATACAGAACCTGCAACTGTTAAGTTTCCACCAATAGTAGCGTCGTTATTATATGTAGAATTTGTTGTGTAAGCTCCAGTCGTTGCATTCTTTGTAACGTCTTGAAAGCCGTTTTCGGAGCGTACTGCTCCTGTAAATGTAGTGTTACCCATGGTGATCTCCTGTCTGGGATAAGTCAGCTTTCGCTGTCAGGATTAAAAGTTGAGGGAGAGCTAATGCCCTCCCCCTGTAGTATTTATGCAGCACCTTCTGTGCCAAATATACCACGCCAATCGGTTACGCCAAAGCTATACCGTTCACGAACTTTGTAGCGAACATTACCAGTCTCGAAATCGCCTTCCATGCCCTTTTTCATTGGGCTTCTTTGGAACATCTTTAGTCCGTCAGGAACATCCGTCTGAACAAAGAAAGCATCCGCATCAGAAAGTCTTCTCATGATATGGTAGCCTTTAGGTAGATAACCACCTGACTTAATAGCGTTGATATCATTATCAGCAGTTCCAGTACGGAGCTGTGATTCCAACAGACGCTCTGCAACAAAGGTATAGGCAGTTGGAATAATCAACTGTGTACCTTGTGCTGCAATCCGTAGTCCACGATCATCTTTCATATCCGCAATTTGAATAAGAATGGATTCAAGTGAAGTTTCAGATAAATCAGCAGCAGTTGCTAACACGTTGGACTGGTTCCCATTAGTAGTTGGGTGAGATGCACTTAAAAGTACAACACCGTCACCACCAGTTACACCAGCTGTCTGTGCGTCATTTAAAACATTCGCAGCTTTGATTTCCTTAGTGGAAGCCATTGAACGTGCAAGTGCCTTTGTATAACGAGAAGCAATCGAACCATATTGGCCATCCTCTTCAGCTTCCTCAGTAATTGAGAACGCCAAAGCGATTGTCTCATGCTGATAACGTGCAGTCCATTGTTGACTACCAGTATCATATGAAACACTAGCACCTTCATCTTTTGTTGGTGCAGAACCAAAACCTTGCAACAAGACATCTTCTTCATAAGCTTTATTTGAACTGTTTGAAGAGAATACCTGTGCGTATTCTGGTGGATAGCTATCGTATTCAAGACCGAAAAGAGTATTCAGTCCTGGCTCAAGCATTTTAGCAAATTGTGCTCTATTCATCGCCATTTTTCATACCCTCCTATATACCAGCTACGTTCGTGCCAAGGACGTGCTCGTTAATTAGCACCTCAATGATACAGTTCGTGCCGAATGCGTTGTCTGGGGCTTCATACAAGCTAATGATCTTACAGGTAGCAATACCTGCAGCCATTGTTCCGCTTGCTTCAAAACCCGATTGACCAGTCACAGTTGATCCTGCCCCAGCAACAACATCAGCACAATTACCAATGTTCGTCTGAGCAGGTGATCCTGCTGACTGAACTTTATACACAATATATGGATCATCATATACATATGCAATTATATCTGTAGCCACTGTGCCTGTTGGCCAGTATTGACTATAAACATATGAACCATCTGCAGCGGTATATGATACCCCTGCGAAGACACCAATATTATTGGTTTCTGTCGCAGTGTGCGGAGTAAGCAAACCAGTGCTTATCAGAATAACAAGATCACCTGTAAAGATGTTCTCTGCTAGTCCTGAAGCAATAGTGTACTTATTCGCTCTAGGGATATTACCACTCATATGGCGAACTGGGACAAACCCAAAGGCTGCATCTACATTAGCCATTTTTCGCTCCTTTTCAGCGTAAAGTTTTAATCATCCATAACAGAGAGATCTCTGCCACGGCTCGAAGAGGATTCCCTAGTTTGATAAATAGGTTGTCCTGTTTTTCGTCCTAACGCATCTAAGTCCCCTGCAACTGATTCGTTTGCTTCAACACTTCTACTGTGATAATAGTTCTTCATCTGCCTATGTTTTTCGATAGGCATCTCACAAAGCAACATTCCTTCAATTCCAACTGACCCTGCCCATTGACCGTGATTGATAGTTGGAAATAACTTTTCTTTCACAGTATCGGCTTTGCGTGGTTCCCATCCCTCACGCATACGTTTATAAACATTATCAGGAGTATCCCTGCCTTGAATGCTTGTAGCTATCCATCGTTGAGTGTAACCTGGACGGGGTTCGGGTGCATCCAACAATGATGGTGGCTTCCATGCAGTATCTGGGCGTGATTGCTCATCACGCATGGAATTTCGAGCTTGCTCCGCACGAACATTTCTTTTCTCAGTCATGGGTTAGCTCCTTTGCTGACGTTTGATTTCAGCCTCATATTTTTTAAGACTTGCTTCATCTGTAATTCCAAGTTCTCTAGCCATCCTAAGTTGATCTTGCGACATACGCACTCTATTGCCTTTATAAGAAGATGAGCCACCTGTAGTTGGTGCAACTGGTTGTCTACTTTTTACTCTAGCCTTATTTGGGCTTGGTTGGGAGTTTAACTCAGGAAATACTTTTTGTAAACGATTATTCAACACTTCATAATATTCATCAGAATCTTTATCATATCCTTCTAAATCAAGTTGAACATCAATAGAGCGAGCTGCTGCCGTTTCTCGCTCAAAACCTGTGGAATTAAACCAACGATTGTTTTCCCACCAACCCATAGCTTTTTGAGGAGCTGGATTTTGAACAGCTTGCTGTGCTCTTCCAACAGTTGGAGAGGCAGCTTGTTGCGACCTTTGCTGCTTTTGCATTTCTGCAATTCGCATTGAAGCTCTCATATCAGCCATTTGTTCTTGGAAGTTAACTTGAGCTTCTGTGTCACCTTCCTCAACTGCCTTTGTTAAAGCAGCCTTTGTTTGAGAATATCTTTGATTAAAAGCTTTCTCGCTGTTTTGAACAGACCCTTGTTCAAGTCGAGCAAGTCTTGCACTAAGCTGGGCATTTTGCTCTTGGATTTGTTTAGATTGAATTTCAGCTTGTCTCCGCTGATCAACAAGTTTCTTAATCCTCTTTTGTACTTTGGGGCCGTAATCCTCTTCTTGGTTTTCACTCGCTGCTTTTTCTTCTTCAATAATGTCCTTAACTTCTTCGACAGGATCATCTGTTATTTCAATTTGAAAATCCTCAGGCTCACCTTTCGCCTTCTTGATCTCATCTTCAATTTCATTGATTACATCTTCGTTTGCCATGGTAGCGTCCTTCCAAGTTTTACGCTAAGTAAGCGGTGATTTCGGCATCCTCTGGTAGAATTGACGTTAGTTCATCGTCATTCAGCAAGAGAAACCTTACACCATTAATTGTTACTTTTTGACCTGCATATTTGCCGTAAGTAACTCGATTACCAACTTTCGGAGAGTTCATCTTCCACGAAGCCCCAGTATCCCTATCTTTAAATGCAAGATCACCCATAGAAGCAATGCGACCGTGAGCAGTTAAATACTCCTCATTGTCTTTTGAGATAGTTGGCAAATGCAAACCACCTCTTGTCTTCATTTTAACTTGATTGGGATGTACTAGCACTTTCCAATTTAATGGAACTGGTAGTTGGTGCGAATCTATTGTTTGTTCTGTAGACTCGTCTTTGTATTCATGTTGATGAGACATGGTCTATTCATCCTCTTCATTTAATTTGTTTAATGTTTCGTTGATAATCTCAGAAGCTTGTTCTAAACCCTCTGCAATACCTACGTTCTTTTGATATGTTCCAAAGTCGGAGATCCGACCTTGAACCATGCTTTCAGCTATCTCTAGCCGTTTCTCCTTTAGATTCTTTTTTATCTTCTGGAGTAGGTCTGTTACTGTCATTCTTTACACCTCCTGACATCGAAACGCCAGAAACCTTAACAGTTACATCTTTTTTTTCTTCTGACATTAATACCCTTTCTTCTTCATCATTGGTTTTCTTTTTGCCATTGGCTTTTTCTTTGCCATTGTCATTGGTTTTTTCTTCATGCCCATAGGCTTCTTTTTACCATACATAGTTTTTCCTCCTTTCATTAATTGACCAAAACTACTTCTATTCATCATGCTTGACCACCAGATAATTCACGAGCCAATATTCTTAGTGTTTCAATAAAACTCTTGTCAAGTTCTTTTGCAGCTTTTGCAAATTCTTTAGGAGAGATCTCGTCAGATTTAATATTCCTACGTTCCAGAAAGCTCTTCGCTGCTCTAATCTCTGCCTGTGCCACTTTTTTAATTGCTGCTCGTGCCATTTTTATTTTATACCTAAAGTATATGGTGAAGGATTTGATCCTATGCCAGAAGCAGGACTTGAGTCGGCAACCGAAGAACTAAGAAGACTACTTAGTATATCACTCGTAGGATCACTCAATCCATTACCCATGCCACCTCCAATTCCATCACCGTATCCATTACCCATGCCACCTCCAAAAGGTTGACCAAAAAGTCCACCAAGATTACCAAGACCACTGCCACTAAATAAATCAGGAAAAGTTCTGTCTGTTAGTTGTTTAACTTCACCAATATAAGGCTGTATTTTAGCAGTAAGCTCTTGGCTTTGTTGTTGTTGAGCTTGATTGATTATAGGAGAAAGATAACTAGCTATAGCACCTTCAGAGCCTCCTGCTTGGATTTTTCCTCGTGCTCTATCAAAAAGAGCTGCATAAGAAGATTGTAGATTTGAATCTGGAAGCGATTGAAGACTACCCATTTCTGTTGGTCTACTAAACGAATTAGATCTACCGCCCATTGTATAATTATTTTTTTGATCAGGCATTTCTATTCCCCCACTTTCTACTTTTTATTTGCAAGCGAGGAGCCTGTTAGAATTGCTCCAAATGCCAGATGAAACAACCCACCACCCAAAAGTGTAAATGGCTCATGTTGTCCTGTTAGTTTTTTCATCAATTCCATTTGAACCATTGGCTCCTTAGTTGAATTTATAATTTCCATAAATTGGGAAATGTCTGGTCTGTTTAATCCCCACCACACTGGACAAAATAGAAAGTCGTAAAAGCAAATTACCAAATAAAATATAAGTGCAGTCCAACGCCAAGTTATTGTACTTTTTTCGTGTGTGGTTAGCTTCTCCATTTAAAGACAAGGTGGTGTACACATAGCTTTATTTACTCCGTAAGATATAAGAGCAATAAATATTACTATTCCCAACCCAATCCAAATCCATTTATTTTTCATCACCACGCCTTACACGACCAATATCGTGCCTTTGTTTTCGGACCAGGCTCATCACAATTGTGTCTTGCCCTAAAATTCTTTCTACGTCCCTTTTGATTTTTCTTAATACGCATATTGGGATCACCAAAGGTAACACGTTTAACTTTATCACCATCAGTCACATAAACAACAGATTTCTTTTTGCCATAGGATGTCTCACCCTTAGCAATTCTTCTTGGGTTGTTTAATTTAACACTCTTACCTTTGTAAGTTGCCATTATGAGTTAGCAACTTTCTTAGCTTTATCTGACAGGTCTTTTTTGTGAACTAGGAACTTGCTGGAAGATGTGTGGGTTTTACCAGACATAACTTTGCCTTTTGCATCTTTATGAGTAGCTCCTTTGTGTTCTTTTCCGTTCTTGAAGTAATGCTTTACACCTTTAGCCATTATTTCTTACCTTTCCAATTTACTCGTTTTGCTGAAGTTTTCTTTTTTGCTGCTGTTTTTGCTGTCTTTGATTTGCATTGTGACATTGTCGGTCTACAGGCAGGATAGCCTCTCTTGGTCTTGGTTCTAGACTTACGTCCACAAGGCTTGCCAGTCTTACAATCAACCCAGCCCTTGCCTTTGTTTTGACCAAACCAATCTTTTAGACTGTTACCACTACTTTTTTTTCTTGGCACTCTTCTTACCCCAATTTTTTGCACCTACCTTGCGACACTTAACCAAAGCTCCAGATCCATAGGCAGAAGGCCACGTTCCACCATTTCGAGTGTAACGAGCCTTTACCTTTTTATAACAGGCATCTCTCTTTGGTTTTTTCTTTGCAGCCACTACATATCCATTTCTCTTGATGTTTCTTTTTCAGAAGGCAGTGCTCCTAATGTAGCAGCACCAGCAATAGGAACACCAAACATTGTCGTTCCTCCTCCAGCTATTGATCTTTTAGGTCTAGGTTCATTAATCCAACTAGTGCTACTAAAACCTCCTGAAGCCTCTTCAATTAAATCAAGAGCTTGTTTTTGAGTTAAATCTCCACGGTCAACAGCAGTCCATATAGCATTAATTTTAATTTTGTTATCTAGACTTTTATTGTTGAAAAGACCTCTTATACCTTCCCAAACAATTGATTGAGTTTCTCTTGGCAAAAGTCCACGTTCTGCAGCAACAGATCTATAGTCATCTGCTGTTAAACCGTACATTCCTTTCGTACCTGTAGCTTTTGACGCTCCACCAGTCATTCCTAAACCTTGAGTTGTTAATTGGTCCGCACCAGACAATGGCCTCATTAACCCTGCAGCAATAGCGTGAGTGTCAATAGTAACATCTCCCATATCTGAAAATGGAACTTCTATGTTATTAAAAAAGTTTCTAACTTTGTGTTGAGATCCCATTGCATCAGAAATAATTTTAAAATCTCCATTACTTTCAATTGCCTTTACAGCTTTTTCAATTTCTCCAAATTGGCCCCAACCAATTTTTGCTGGATTGCCATCTGCATTTAAAACAATGTCACCAAGGTCACCTTCAGGAGTAAGTGCTCGATATGTTTTTGGGTTGTGAGATTCATCATAAGCTCTTATCCACATTGCTTTTTGTTTTGTAGTTTCAAGATCAGAGTATGATTTGCCTTTTATGCTTTCCCATACTTTTGCATTGTTTTTATCTGTAAATGTTGGATATTTTTTAGCAACAGAAGTCATTTCAGATGACCAAGGAAAATTTCTGTTATTAATTACTGCATCTGCGACACGTTCTGCTAAAGATGCATTTTTAAACCAATCCATTTGTGGAGAAAGAGCTGCTACTACGCCAGACATAGAAGATCTTGGAACACCGTATTTAATTGAAAGTTCTTCAGAAAAACGATTTGCCCCAACATACCAAAGTTTTGCACGGTTTTGAAAATCTTTTGGTAGTTTATCCATAACCCAGTTTAAGTTTTCTTTTTGCATAGCACTAACAAATTCAGCAGCATCTTCTGGAGGTAAACCTTGTATACCAGCAAACCCTGGGAAATATGATTCATTATCAACATATGGATTTTTAATTTCTGGATTTTTTCTTTTAGAAGATAACACTTCCATATTTTTTGAAGTTGTATCTCCAAGATCCATAGCTGCTTTATCAATTACAAGTTCACCACTGTAGACTTCTTCTGTTGGGAAGACTCCTCCTGTTTTTTCAGTCCCTTGCGTTGGTACACGAGTAGATATACGACCAGTAGGACCAAACCTTGGATCAGCACCAGGAACTCTATTTGTATACAATTGGCTTATACTACCAATTGGATTTCCTAAAAGATCAGTTGATCCTGCTTTACCAGCAAATATATTGCCACCCATAGATCCTAGCGTACTTGGATCATAGGCTGGCATAGCATTAACAACCTTATTAGCTCCTTCAGAAACACTTCTTGCTCCTGACATAATAGTTTTCTTAGCAAGGTCACCAGCACCAGGAACCAAACCAATAATAGTAGCTGCAGCTCCCATGCCACCAAGAATACCAATCAACTTGTAATTAGGATTGTCTTTGGCAAGTTCGTCACCAATCATCTGGACAGTTTCGTAACCACCCTTGATGTCACCAATAATAGGTGTGAAGTCTAAGGCAACATTGCCTACATCCTTCCAAGTAATCTCAGGGATATCAACAGCAAGACTCTTCGCATACTCAGCGTAATCAGCCTCAGTCCCACCTTGGATGGTTTCTTCAGCCATTACTTTGTTTTCTTCTTAGGTTTTTTACGCAAAGCCTTTAGGTCAGCAGCAGTGATCTTTTTTTTATCACCTGCAACTGCAGCTAACTTCTTCTGCTTTGGAGAGTATTTACTATAAGGCATATTAGCCTCCCAGAATTTTATTCATCATTGCGTGGACATCGTCACCTGATCCGACTTTCATAATCTTGACCTTAACGTCAGATCCATCGTGATGCATATCTTCTTCCATCATTTCTTCTTCTTCGTACTCGTCACCAACGCCATACTGCATATGGTGGCATAGCAATAAAAAGTTAACAAGCTGATCGTCTGACATTTCAAGTCCATCAGCGTTATGGGCAAAGCCCATTTTCTCCATGAAGAGTTCAGCATTCTCTTCCATGTTTTCTACATTTACTTCAGCCATATTATTCTCCTATCATTGTTGGTCTGGGCATTGGCGCCATTGTTGACATTCCTTCTGGGTTATTCATGCGAAACATACGCTCTTGCTCTTCCTGAACTCTACGATTGAACTCTTCATTTTCACCGATAGCTCTCTCAGCGTCAGTCATAGAAGATCCAGAAGATTGCCTCATAAGTTCATCTGGAGTCATTGTACTACTGCCTGTCATTGGCTCCATACCTCTAATTCCAGACTCTACATCCTGAACAAGCATACCAGCATTAATAGCTGACATTCTTTCGCCCTCAGTCATTTCAACTGGGTTTCCATCAACCATATATGTCATGCGATCTCCAGAACCACCCATCATGCCACCTAATGCACCACCAAGTTTTTGTAAGATTGACATAATTCCTGTAGATTCAACTTCTGTTAAATTACCTCCAGCCATAACTTTGTTTTTTGTGACTTCCAATCCATCAACAATATCCTTAGTTCCGTCAGGGTCCATTTCCATAAGACCTTGTTGGGCAGACGTAATCATTTCTATTTCTGGTCTAGGCATTGGTGGACTTGCCATAGATCCACCCATAGGAGATCTAGCCATAGGGGGGGTAGAAGGATCATCCAACAGCCTGTTCATTTGTTCTATAGTTTCTTCAGCCATTTTAATCTCCTTGATTTAATGAAGCTAAATAGTCAGCTTCTGCTTGCCTTGATAAATTTAAATTATATTGAGTTGATGAAACCATAGTGCCTGTAGCTGGATCGTATATTCTTGGGTCACTAGTGTATGATCCGTCGGAACCAATTCCGTCTGCAGCAAATGTTTGATTTCCTGTTATTTCTTCGCCTTCTGGGGTGCTGTAAGTTTGATCATATAACTTAGTTTCTATCAGCTCACCAGTCTTAGAATTGAACTTCTGCCTACCAGTTTTTGTTTTACCATCTTCCTTTTGTATAATATCCCCAATATTTAAACCTTCTAATTCTTCAGGGTTTATAGGAGTGCCGTCTGGGTAAAAGTAAACACCGCTCTCTGGGTCAAAAGTAACTTCTATTTCTTCATAGTCAGCAGACTCACCTTCTAAACCATATTTAGTAAAGTAACTGTTTCTAAACCTATCCCAGATTCCTCCACCTCCACCGCCAGAAATCATTGCAGAGCTTTTATACTTAGGCTTAAAAATGTCGGTGTATTTAAATTTAGGATCGTCGTTTCCCCCACCACCACCATTAAGATCTACACCGTCATCAGTATTGATGCTGTCTGCACCACCATAATATCTATCATCATTATCACCGCCACCAGTAACTAGATCATAAATAGTGTCTGAGAATGGTATTGGTATTCCGAATATTGTAAAATTTTGGTCTCCACCAAACAGATCGAAGTTGTCTTCTTTAGGGTCGCTATAAGAGTCAACATATACTTCGAACAATCCGTCGCCAAGTGTTTGGATCTCTCCAGTGTATTCACCACGGTTCATTAACTCTTCTTCTGTGCCTGTAAAGTTATTGTCAAAGCTAGTCGGTGCAGGGGCAACTGCTGGTGTATAACCAACATTTTGACCTTCGTTAAAAGAGGAATCATCTACGCCAGTAAAAGTTTTAGGTATAACTTCAGTTGAACTCGCTAATTGAGCACCGCCACTGCTAGCGTCTGTTGAACTCGCTAATTTAACATCGTCACTGCCTAAATATGAACCTGCATCAAAAGCCTCCCCAGCTTCACCTGTTTCTGGGAGCATTGGTGCTGTAAATGCATCGGGGTCAATATAGTTAGGATTTGTTTCTTTTTGAAATTCATTGTCCATATCTTTAGCCCACTTAAAATCTAAAGCAAGAGCCATTTCATAATTTTCGTTTTCTGTTTTATTGAAATCAAAATAACTTTTTGGAGTTTCTACTTTGGGTTTTTTATTATCGTTGTTGTTATTATATCCGCTCGATCCTGCACCTTTATATCCAGAATCAGCAGCTTGTTGATAACCTGCTGCTATATTAGGATTCATGTTACTTGGAACATAATCATCTGTTCTAACGTAAGCAGGAACTCCATTAAAATTTTCTCCAGAACCACCTAACATTTTTAAAACACCTGCCTCTTGAGGAGTTATGTAACTTAGTTGATGAGGTTGACCCTTAATTGTTGCTTGGGCAGGTAATGATTTTAAAGCACCATAATTATTCATCCTTGACTCCTCATAGCTTCTGTAACACTTGACAATGCACCAACATCACCTTGTCCTAATCTTTTTTTAATCTCTTCGACTTTGTTCATTAAGTAATCTGTCATTTGATCTCCACCTTGTGGAGGTTGCCCTTGTGCCATTTGTCCCTGCTGTGGAGGTTGCCCCTGTGGAGGTTTTTTCGGTACTATATTACCAAATGCAGCAGGATTAATAGGTCTAATAGATGCTAACATATTATTCGGTAACATTCTTTATAGCCTCCATCTGAATTTCCGCTGCATTCTTTTCTCGTTCCATTTGCATCTTGGCCATATTTTTCTCACGCTCAATTTGCAATTCAGCCTCTAACTTCTGAATTTTAGCTTGCATATCTGCCTGAGCTTTTGCTGCATCTATCTGCATTTTTTGTTGAGCTTCAGCTTGCTTGATCTGAATAGAAGACTGAGCCTTAGCTTGATCTCCAGCAATTTGTGCTTGCGTCCTTGCCTTCAGAGCTTCAGTCTCTAACTGAGCAAGTTGCTGGGCATATTGTAGCGGATTAGGTTGCTCCTGTTTGCCTTGAGATGTAATAGCAGCGATCTGCTTCATTTGTGGAGCTTCCTGAACCACTTGAGCAGCACGTTGACTAATTAAGTTATCTAGCTCTGGACTGATATCCTCAAACTTAAAGTCTTTATCTGCAAAGTTTGGAACTGGTGGTAATGGAACCCCAACACCAGCCTCCATACGAGTTCTATATAATAACGCAACGTGCTCCGCTATGTGAGCAATTAATATCGGCTGCATCTGTTGAGCACCAGGGTTTCCACCCAATGATGGATCTTGAATAAACTGCATATGAACAGCAATGTGAGATTCATGCTCCTGCTCAATAAATGCTCGAATTGGCTTGCCATACATGATTGCCATGTTTTCATCAATTGGGTCCATCCGTGGTGCGTCTTCTGGTTTTCTTAGTATCTCATCAATATTTGGTATTCGGATAGCTTCATACATACGTTTGTAGGCAGCGTACATATCGTGCATTTCAGGGGCCGACTGAGCCATTTGCAAAATAGCTTGAGCTTGAGCAATCCGCTGGGCAGAACTAAATATGTTGGGGTCACTGACTGGGAGGATATCAATGCGATCATTAAAGTCAGCAGCGAATATTTCAGAACTACTGCCTATTAACGAAAACGTAAACTGCTCAGGTAAGTTTTCAGCATTAAGATCAGCGATCAGCTTAAACTCTTGACCCTGTGCATAGTGCAACCTCTTGTGAATCGCTGAGAAGGATTTTGATCCTTGCTCAATAAGTGCGACTGTTGAGCCAACAGGTGCATTTGGATTTACGTCCCCAACATTCAAATCAGCAGTGCTGGCAAATCTCTGCCCTGCGTCTACAATAAATCCAAGCAGATTAAACAATGCACTACTGGGTTCTTTAAACGGCAGTGGCATAATCGCTTTATTGACATCGTCAACTGTGGCATCAAGATCAACAAACTCACCTGGGTTAACCTGAACCTCACCACCTGAAACTCGACCTCGTAACTTAAATCCACCCTGCATATTGGAAAACGCTGCAGAATCTAAGAGAGCTCGTAGAGATCCAGTTGCTGCTTTGCCTAACCCACCAATGAGATGATACAAGCCAAAGCCATAAAACCCAAGACCAGGTAAGAACTTATAAGAGACAAACCAGTCTCTCCTCATCTTCTTATCGTCATTTTCACGCCAGTTTCTGCGTATGCTTACAATATTCTCATTATCGTAATCAACAGTGACAACATAAGGAATGCCAACAACATTGTTATCATCATCGTCAGATTTATCATCCTCAAAGTTACGATAAACGTGCATCTCCAGCAGTGTCATTACGTTATCTTGAGAATCATCACCGTATTGATCAACACCCTCAATCTCACCAATTGTGTCTCCAGATGGATCGATATCACCACCTTTATCGTCACTTGGTAAATAATAACCTGACTGGACGTATCGATTGTAGTCGTTCTTAGGAATACGAATAACGTGAGTATATCGAGGTGAGGTGTAGAGATCTTTGCTTTCAGGAGCCACTACAAAGTCTTCAGCCTTTACAAACTGCGAGCACTGGCGATCCATATTGCTGTCCCACCAAACCTTCTTGAAAGTTTGACCCACCAGCGGAAGATGAAATAACATCTGATCCAAATCAGGAAAGTACTCAGGCATTTCCTTTGTAATTTGGTAGTTCATATATTCACGAACTCTTCGAGACTGATTTTCGAGCTCCTCATTAGGATCTCCAATAATCACAGTCTTAACTGGACCACCGCTAGGATAAAGCTCTGCAATAGCCTTTGCATTAAACTGGGTAGCAGCTTCTGCAATCATAGGATGCACCACTATGGATAAACCACGAGTGGCACGTTCATCTTCTGATTCCTCCATACCACCATCAGGATCTAAAGTCTTGAGCCCTTTTTTGTAGCGTTCTTCCCACTCTGATCGAGCCTCACGGTCATTGTTGTAATATGAAATAAGTTCTGATGCTGCACTATTAAGTTCTTTTTCATCCATATCTTCCGCAAGGTTTGCATCAAAGTTAGTATCTATCTCTTCAATATTATCTAGCTCTGGATCTCCTATTAGAACGTCATCACCAATTTCTTCAACTTGCAGTTCATCAGCAGGAGCTGTTTCTGCAAAGGGAGCTATGGATTGTTGAATTGGAACTGGTTCTCTAGCCATACAGAGTTATCCTTTTTCTCTCTTCATAATCATCTTCATCAAAATCATTTGAGTGAGTTACAAACCACCCTTTTCGTAATCTTAACCAAGCCTGAGTGCAAGTGTCTACCAAGTCATCATGACCTTTTGGAAATTGAGCACAGGTATCAATTAATGTTTTACACCACTTTTTTCCTTTTGGATACCAAATTCTTCCGTCTTCCAAAAGTGCAGACGATGCGTGAGCTCGTGCTTGTTTGTCTCGATCAGGATTGTAGGCTAATACAGGCAATCCAGATTGACGTAAATCTTGGAGCAACGATTGACCTGATGCTCGTTTCTCGATCAGGATTGTGTCAGGTTGCCACTCCTCATATGATTCTTGTGCCATTTTCCTGAGATCAGGATAGCTCACTCGATCATACCACATTTCGAGAACTATGGCATTCATTTGACCGTTCATTTTGAAAACACCCCAAGTTGTGCGAGCTGAGTAGTCGGCAGTTTCTTTGGTGCTGAATGCAGTGTCATACGACTGTAGGACATACTCAATATCAGGTAGGTCATCACTTTCCCAAGGAACCCACCACTCAGCCTTGAGAATACCACCACCCTTTGGAGCTGGACGCTGTTGGAGCTGACCAGCAGCTGCATAAGAGCCCAGAGAGCGTTCTAGGTCAGATACTGTCTTTTCATCCATGCGTTCAGGCCAGAGAAGCTCACCCTCCTTAGTTCTTGGATCTGTAAACCCCAGAGATGACCTGACTGGCGTAGGATGACCTATTTCGTAGCGACTGGGCAACATAAGGTGATCCCAGTCATCACCAAGCTCTTGTGAGAGTATATGACCACATAAATCTTGCTCATGAAGCCTCTGGGCAATGATAATAAATGCACCAGTCTTTGGATCGTTCAAACGTGTCTGCATTGTCTGATCCCACCACTCCATGACAGAAGTTCTCATAGCTGAAGACTGAGCGTCACTTGCAGATGCAGGATCGTCAATTAGCACCACGTCACCACCATCTCCAGTAGCTGCTGCCCCAACTGAGGTAGCTATACGATATCCAGTAGCAGAGTTCTCAAATCGACCTTTGGTATTTTGATCAGATGTCAAGGTAATATCTGGGAAGTGAGCCTGATACCAAGGGCTCTCAATCAACCTACGGCACTTGGTGCTATCTCTGATCGACAGTGAGGCAGCGTAAGATGCATACATAAACTTCATGGACGGATCTCGTGTCCATGCCCATGCTGGAAGTAATACAGCAGTCGAGAGGCTTTTCATGTGCCGTGGAGGTATATTGATGATCAGGCGTTTGATATCACCCTCGATCACAGCTTGGAGGTGCTCATTTATTGCATCAATGTGCCAATTGTTTAGGAATGGCACACCAGGCTCGATTGTAGCCCAACTAGCTGCTGTAAACGCCTTCAATGATCTGCGGTATTGCTCCGCTTTCACCTTCTCTAGCGTCAGCCCTGCTAAATGCTGCTTCAATAGATTTGAGCTGTTCATCAGGTATCCTTGTTAAATCGATAACGTGTTTTTGTTCGACAGTTGCTTGAATTTCTTGCTTATCTACCCACCCTGCTCTGTTTTTAAGATAGAAAATAATCGCAGTATTATCTCGTTCTACAGTAGCATTCTCGAACAAAGCATTGGTCACAGCATCAATCCCAAGAGCCTGACCTCTTTTTATAGTCTCCATAAACTCCAAATTTTCTAGTTGTTTATTGTAGAAAGTTGCTGGAGAAATGCCTAGCATTCCTGCACATTGTTCTACTGTTAAACCCTTTGCCATAAGGAGTTCTGTCTTCTCAAGAACCTCATCAGTGATCTCGAACTTAGGTCTACCGACTGGATTTTTTTTCTTTGCCATTCCTAACCTTTCTTGCAGTGGTGAGCTGTATTTTGATTAATGTAATACATAATGCAGAAAAAAGAAAGACCCACCTAAGTGGGCCAAGTTTTCGAGACAGTATGTATATCCATATCACATAGCAAGAATAACGACAATAACGACGGCAACTATAGTTAAGAATGCAATCCCTGCAATTATTTCTTTTGTAACAACGAATAGATTATCTGGTTTATCATCGTGAATTGTTATGTGGCCTCTCAAAGAGAGAGCTATGTATTGCCCATTTTTCACTGGAGTTTCTCCAGCTTGTGTATGTGCAAAGAGGTTTGAGCTTCCCTTTCTTTTGCTGGAGTTTTCCTGCACCCAATCTGGCATGGTTTGCTTTGCATTAAATCCTTTAAACTTCCAAGATTTCAGTATCATGATTTATTCCTTTTTAATTATACATAATCATTGCGATGACTATTGTTCCAACTATAAAACCGATAAGTGATATTAGCATTTAATCCTCTTTTTTCATTTTATTTAATTTTCGTATAGCTCTTTTTTTAATAGCTGTAGTTCGATCTTTAGGATGAAGTTGTATTTCATCTGGAACTATAATGCTATTGATTGCGATTAGTAATAATTCAATTTCATTTTTTTCGAGATCCATTTAATTATCCTCTCCGAATACTTCGTTACCAACATTGAGTGGCACTTCTATTGTAGTTATTCTAAAGTCACATTCCAAGCACACTCTTCTTCTTTTGACTGTTTGAAATCCATAGGCAGTGTGTTCTCTTGAGTCTTTAGCCTTTAGTTTTTTATGACAATCTGGACAATGTGAAACTGCGAGTGTCATATTAATCTCCTCCCTCATTATTAATATCTATTATATTTTCATCATCATTTTTAGATGCAATAAATTTCTCTGGTATTTTAGGTAATGAAACGACACTTTCTCTAACTTTTTTAAATGAATTAAAAGTCCTAGAGTTGAGTGTATCTTTACAAATGTATTTGTAGATTGAATCTGGTTTTTTTTTGGATGCCATTTTTCTTCCTTTCTAAATTGCTTTCGCAGACCCAGAGGGTTTCGGGTGGGGAGCAACCCCACCACTCATCAGTGCGATTAATGTCCGTATGGGAATGAATGATCTATTACATAACCATCATATCCATAATCATCTTCTTGCAGAAAAGCGTCAGCTCCGTACTCATTTAACTTTTCTTTCACAGCATTAATTATTGCTAGATTTGTTTGACTTGCAATTTCGCTTTTCTCTTGATCGCTCCCTTCAGCAATGTAACTATAATTAACATTTGGCTTCGGCTCGTCTAGCTCTAGAGTTATTTTTACTTCTACTATCATAAATTTAGTTCCTTTTTTGTTATTGCTTTCGCAGACCCAGAGGGTTTCGGGGGGTAGCAACCCCCCTCATCAGTGCGAATTAAAATCCATACATTTCACAATACGCATCTGAACCATAACAAGGCTCAGTCTCTGTCCAATAATCAAGATTAAGCTTACCTTCTGAAGCCAAATGAGCTTTTATCTTTGCTTCAAGCTTCTCTGCACTATCTTTACAATCCACATTAAAACCATCCAACACATAACGATAACCTTTGGCATCTTCAGCTTTTATATTCCAAGCTTCCTGAATAGCCTCATCTGGATGAGTTGCTTCATTTGGCAACTCTCCTCGATATAAATATGAACTTACAAAAACTTCCATTTTACTTCCTTTCTCAGTTGATTAATAATTTGTTAGATCTTTACTTATTTTCTTTCCGACATTTCTAACTTTTGCTTTATGACGTTTTAACTGTGCCTTCTTCCAAGCCCTTGAAGTTGAGTCTACAATAATTGTCTTAACTTTCATTTCGCTTCCCTTTCTAATTAACTATAATTAAACCTACTATACTATATACAGTATAGCAACCCCTCTTATCAATAAAAGATAAAAAAAGTTTTCAAGCCAGATTTAACTTAACTGGGAGATACCAACCTTTCCTTCGATCTCTCTCACCTTCATCGAAGTTTCTCTCCCAACGTAGGACATTCACTTCCTCACTTTCTTCAGATGCAACCATGCAAGCAATCATGACTGCTATTGGATCTCCACCTCCAGCCCAGAGCAGGTAGTCATCTGGGCTAAATCCCTGCATCACCTTTCGAGCTGTATCGATAGCCTTGCTTGGATTGAACTGTGGTTTGTCTTCAGGCTCGAAGACCACCTGCATTTTGTCAGCGTATTTGGCTGCGTCTGTCAGGTCTGGCGTCCACCCAAATTTATTCTCTCTTGCTCTTGTCACGATGTACACTGTGTTGGTCATATC